AGGTATGCAAGTCTTTACTGTATGAATAAACAGGTGTTAGGCTCGCCGCGCTTTGTGCACAAGGCAGAGGCTGCGGCTGGACTTGCAGGAAAGGTCTGCGGGTTCGGCGGGCCGGGCTGGATGTTGGCGCATCTACCCGGCTCGCCTCTTTTCATTTGGTGACTTCGCGGACGTAGGCCTGGCAGGCCTGCAGTGCGATCAGTCCTCGGTCACCGTCGTCGGTGATGCCGATAATTCGTTGAGCATGCGCTGGGTCAAGTCCGGCGCGAACGGCTCCATGAACCACGCCTCCGGTGCCGGCGGCTTCTCGCACCCCACCGTCACCACCCGGGGCGGCAAAGGTTCCGGCGTCGATAAGGACTGACAGCCGCAAGTCAGCAGTAGCCAGCCTGTCACGCAGGCGAGCTTGAATCTGTTGTGCATCGCTCATCTCCTTCCAATGTGTTTTGCCCTGCTCCTGCAGGCGATCCTCCAGGTCTTTGCGCTGACTTTTCTGTTCAGCCAAATGCTCCAGGGCTGCAGCTGCAGCTTCCTCACGCTCACGACCGTAAGCCCGGTCCTTATCCGCCAGCTGCTGGACATAATCTGCAGCCTGGTCAGCCAACCGCTTTCCGTACTCGCTGGCCTGCCACACCCAGGCTCCACGCCCGCCGGCATAGAGCCCGACCGCAACGGCCAAAAGTGCGATACGCCAATTCAGCGGCATTACTGCAGCACCTCCAGCGCACGCTTGTAGAACGCCTGGCGATCCTTCAACCCATTCAGGCCACCATTGATACGGCGGGTGATCAGCTCGAACACCGAGTCATCGGCCTGCAGCACCTTGTCAGCTAGGCTATTGAGCCCCGCCCGCTGCCAGTACCAGCCGGCCGACAGCGATGCGTAGACAGGCTGCTCGAGCAGGTCGGGGGTGTTGAGCAAGCGACTGTCACCGAACAGCGCTTCGCTGCAGGCTTCGTAGTTGTCGCGGCCGGTGATCTGGATAAGCCCTCGGCCACGGTACCGCTGACCATCACCGTCAGCCTCCGGGGTATTGCCGAGACGCTGCGCCAGACGCCCGGTATCGTACTTGGCCAAGTAGGCATCGTTACCGAGCTCCCGCACATATAAAAGCTGGCCAGACTCATGGCCGACTTGAGCAAGGAACGCAGCCATACGCCGAGGGGTGATGATCGAGTACTTGCCCATTGTTGCGTTGAGGCCGGGAACAAAAACGCCGGCTTTTCGGCCGGCGTTGGGGAGGATCTGTTGCAGCTGTTGTACAGAGATAGCCATTTAAGTCTCCAGTGATGGTCTGTTTGTCTGTGCGGTTAAAGCTGCACGACTTCGAGAGGTGATGAGGTTTTCTTGTTCTTGCCAACGGCCTTTGCCTTGCCCTTCTTGCCGCCGTTGCATTCAACGGTGGTTGACCAGCCGGACTGGGTGAGCACCTGCTCCAGGGAATCCACCAGGTACTCGCCATCAAAGCCATCCTTGAAGCCCCGGGCGTTGATCTGGCGTTCTGCGAACAGGTCGACACGGCCCGGCATTTCCAGGCGAACCCCAGCCGTCGAGCGGTTGAACGCCGCCAGGCGCGCCTTGGCGGCCTGCTCGGCAGCTGTCTTATTCGGGTGTATGTGGCGGTCGGTATGGACCGGGGGCATGCCGTCCGGGGCGTCGTCGTTTTTCAGTTCGATAACGTCCAGGGTGCCGGTCTTTGCGTTGTGGTGGGTAGCCTTGACGCTCTTGTGGGTCGAGCGGTCCCCGAGGCGGAACGAGTAACGGCTAACGTCCGAGCGGCGAATGGTGATCGCCGGCAGCGTTTTGCCGCTGGCCGTGACACCCGCCTGCCGCTGGAGGACCAGCAGCGTGCCGTTGGCCACCTTGGCGGTACAGTCATGCAACCGGGCAATACGGGTAATAAAGTTGTAGTCCGACTCGCCCAGCTGGTCCGCTCGCGGCACAACGGTCTGCACATCGCAGGCCGGTACCCAGCCATTGCGGCGGGCCACCGTGGCGACAATCTCGGCCAAGGTCTTGCCCTCGAAACTACCGTTGCGGGTGGTCTTGCCACTGCCGCGCATGTCGCTGGCCTTGCCTCGGATGACCAGCGTATCCGGCGGCCCGCTAAGCTCAACCTCATCGACCGTATAGCTGTTGATACGGGTCAGCTGCGCGCCGTCATAGCCTAAAAACACCTCGATCTTGGCGCCCCGCGACGGCAGCGACACGGCCTGGTCGCGGTCATCGATGCGCAGCTCGAACTCGTCCGACTCCATGCCGGGCTTGTCGAGCGTGCGCAGCATCAGCAGACGGTCATTGATAAGGCGCGTGATATCGGTACCGTCAGCGACGATACGAAATTGTGGTTTCATGGAAAGCTCCGGTTAGGCGGGATGCTAATCCCACAGCTGGACGGTCAGCTGGTCAGTTCTAGCCAGTTCGGGAAGGGTGATCAGCACCCCGGCGCGGTAGGGCTGCGGCTCGACGGCAAGGCCCGGATTGGCACCCAGCACTGCCTCCACCGTGCCGCTCAGGTGCCCGTAATAGTGGAAACAGATAGCGTCGAGCACATCGCCGTCAGACGTTCGACAAATCATCGCCATAGCGCGTGAACTCCAAGGTGAATGCCTGCTTGCGCGGGATTCCGCCCTGCAGCAGCGTGGGTTGTTCTTCCTCGATATCGGTCAGGCACCAATTGCCCAGCACCTGGCCATAGCCGGTGGTCAGTCCCAGCGGCTGCAGCTGGCCACCGATGCTGCGCAAGGTGTCGAGCTGGCCGAGGCCACCCCGGAATGAGGGGAAAATTGCGCCCTTGAGTGTCAGGCGCTCATCACCAATGCCTACCGCCTGCTGCGCAGAGCGCCGGGTAAGGCGCTCCTGAGCCGCCCAGCGGAACGAGGTTTTGCGCCGCAGCTCGTCAAAGGCCGCCGTGTCCAGGTTAAAGTAGAACGGCTCCGCCTTGACGCTCAGAGGCTGCAGGATCAGCAAGTGCGGAAACGCCTTGATAGCATCCTTGGGCGGGTCTTCCTTGGGGCGGATCGAAGCGCTGGAGAACATTTCCGACAGCGAGAAATTGGACACCATGCCGCTGATGCCGCCGGCCTGGTTGTACTTGTCCGCGATGTTAGAAATGGCCTTCTTTGCCCGGTCTGCCTGCTCGCCAAACTCGGCCACCCGTTCCTGCACTTGCGTGACCGCGTTGCTGGCCTGGTTGTAAACGGCCAACACCTTGCCGACCTTGGCCTGGGCCTGGGCAATGCCGCCCATGACCCGGTTCAGCTGGCCACCGATCAGCTCCCCCACCACCGGCAGGGTTTCCAGCTCGGAAACCGCCCCTTTCATTTGAGTAACAGCCCCATTCATGGGGCCAAGCATGCCGTCCACCGTGCGACGGCCAGCCTCTCCTGCAGCAGCAAGCGACTTTAGGCTGCCCTGCAGCAGCTCCATGTACGCCATCGTTTATCCTCCCTACAGGTGCGGCGCGTCGTACAGCTGACGCGCGTTAAGGTCGCGGGTCGCGTCCTCGATCATTTGCATGAAATAAGGCCGCAGCTCATAGGCCAGCGCTTGGCGGTCCGACACATCGCCTTTCACCGTCACCGGCATGCTCAGCTCAAACCGCTGGTCGAGCTTGAGGGATGCCGGCTCAGCCTTGACCGGCGCCGGCTTATCCGCTGCACGCTGGTAGTCACCCAGCATCTGGCCCGCCTGAGCCAGGCCAGGCCCGACTGCGCCGGCCGGCTGCAGGTTGCCCAGCAAGGCCGCCGAATCTCCGGCCGGTGGCCGCGTGAGCGGCGCGCCAGGGAAACGCACCTTGCCAGCGGTCAGCGCCGGCACCAAAAACGGATCCTTGGAATCGGGATCTTTCGGGTCGTAGGAAACCGCCGGCTCGGCAGGCGCCGGCACGACCCGCAGCGGCTCAGGATCGTTACGCGTAACGACCGGATCGGTCGGCAGCTGCATGAGCGGTGCACCAGGGAACCGTACCTGGTCGGCAGTCAGCGCCGGCACCCGGAACGGGTCCTTGGCATTGGGGTCCTTCGGATCGTAGGAAACCACCGGCTCGGCAGGCACCGGTACCACCCGCAGCGACTCAGGGTCGTTACGCGTAACAGGTGACTCAGAGAGAGCAGGCGCAGCCTGTGCCGCCGCACCTTCGCGACCTGCCGCAGGTGCTCTATGCTCCCCCTGCGCTACCGCTGGGTCAGGCTGCGGCTCGCTGGCAAACAGACTGCCGACCTTGGCGCCCAGTTCTTCACCGCCAAGGCTCCCAAGGATGCCGCCCACCAGCCCACCAATGGCCGTGCCAACCACCGGAATAATCGAACCCAGGGCAGCGCCCGTGGCTGCGCCGGCGATACCTCCGGCCAAACCGCCCACCGCACTGCCGACACCCTCGGCCTTTTGCTCCGGCGCCTGATCGCTGGCCACAGCGCTCCCAATCTGCAGTGCTGCCAGCGCAGTACCCAGCACCGGCACCCCCTTGCCAAGGCTGGCCAAGCGCCCGACGCGCCCCACCAAGCCACCGACACGACCTAGCCGGCTGCGCCGTGGGTTGCGCCGTGCGGTGTCGCCCGCGCCGCTGCCTACCGAACTGCCGCCGCCATCACCAGCCCCAGCCTGGGGGTTGGTGACGAATACACGCTGCACCCCAGCAGCGCCTGCAGCCCCTCTGGCGACGTTGTACAAGCCCCGGGCCACCCGGATAGCTGCCACCGCCTTGGTGATGGCAAAGCCACCTGCAGCCAGCGCTGTAGCCCCAAGAGCCAAGGAAGGCACTTTTTCAGCAATCCAGCCGATGCCATTGGCCGTCGTCCGTAGTACGTCGGCGGCGCCGTCCGTCAGCGGCCGCAGACCGTCACCGATAGCACGGAACGCGTCGTCAATCGCGTTGGCGGTTTCTTTCCACTTCTGCGAGGACGTTTCGCGGCGCTCGGCCAGGTTCTGGTCGAGAATGCCCGCCGCGTCTGCAGACTGGGTTTTCAGGTCCTCATACAGCGCCTTGTTTTGCATGTAAGCCATGAGCGCGGATTTGACCTGCATGTCCGCGAACAGGTCGCCGGTACGCATGGACTCTTCCAGCGCCTGCATCATGCGCTTGGCTTTCTCGGGGTCCGTCTCCTGATTGATCTTGGCCGCCGCCTCGGCCATGGCGGCGGCCTTTTTGGGGTCGGTCTTTTGGATGTACTGCTGGGCAAGCGCAAAGCTTGATTCCAGCGTCGACATGCCATTCTGCAGCCCGGTGTTGAGCGACTTCTGGTAATCGATACCGGCGTCCTTGTACGCCTTGACCGTCTCGCTTGAGCCGATCTTTTCCATCCAGTTCTTGAGGTTGTTGGCCGCCTCGTCGGCGCTGCCGGCGGATTTGATCTGCACCTGCAGCATCGAACCCAGTTGGGTGACGGCGTCCATGCCGTAGATACCCTGCTTCGCCATACCGGCCAGCAGCTCAGGGAACCACTTGGCCATGTCGCTGGCCTCGAAACTACCGGCCTGCCCCTGGTAGGCAATGGCCTCCAGTGCCCGCTGCATCTCCTGAGGATCGGTGATCTTGGCGTTCTGCCCCAGGGCATTGATCATTCGGGCAGTGTCGGTACCGTCCGCGCCCTGCCCCACCACAAACTTGGCGGCCACGCTGGAATAGCGCGCGGCCTCCTGCAGGTCCATACCGGCACCCACCAGCTGGTTGAGGACCTCCGCCACCCCGTTGCGCGCCAGGCCGGTATCCTTAGCCGTGCTGATGATGCCCCGGTTAAGCTCGACCTCCTCGGCCTTGTTGGCCACCCCTGCCTTGATCGCGATATCCCGCACTATCGCCTGATAATCGGCACTGACCTTGGTGGGCACCGCCAAGGCCGCGGTGCCGACCGTAGCCTGCACAACGGTGGACCGCAGGCCGGCTTTACCCGCCTCGATCTGCTGCAACCCCTTGGCCTGCCGGGCAGCGGTTTGAGCCGTGCGCCCCAGCGTGCGGTAGTGATCCTCCAGCCGGCCAACCTCAATGCCTTGTTTACGCAATGCATCAAGGTTGCGGTCCAGCTGGTTGCGCAGACCGCGCGCACTCGCCTCTCCCACCTCGCTGGCTTTCTTCCACTCATCGCGCAGGCGCATGGTTTCGCCAATGACGCCCTGCAGCACCTTGGCCTCTTCGCCGCGCTTCTTGAGCTTGCCGAGCCGGCCCTCAACGTCTTTGAACGCGGCGCCGACCGTTGCACTGACCACCCCGCCGATCACAAGGCCAATGGAAAACTTGTTGTTGGCCATGGTTTCTCACTCCCACGCAGGCACAGCCCGGCGGCTCACTCAGAGAGCCACCAGACCATGCGCGCGAATGGCATTTGCTCCAGCTCGCTGGCCGAGAACCCCAGTTCTCGCGCCAGGCGCTTGGCAAGCGACTTTTGGAATCCGGGGGTGTTAAACCCCGTCTTGGTGGACCAGGCGAAAGTAGGCCGCGCGCACACGGTTGTAATCGCGGATGGTCAGCGAATGCAGCTCGGCCGGGGTGGTATCGGTCAGGCGCTGGAACAGCAGCATTTCCAGCTTGCTGTTGTCGTCACCAGCCTCGGCCTCCACCTCGCGGCTCAGACGGATCGAGGGCGATTGCAGGGTCAGGCGGTCGACCTTCACGCCTTCGCGCTCGATAGGCTCCACCAGGCGCACCACCGCATGCTCCAGGGTCAGCTTGAGCCAGGCAGGATTCTCGCCGCTGTCATCGCCCAGCAGTTCCTTGTAGGCCCGCTGCAGGCGGCGGTAGTCGCGCACCTGCAGGGCCGTCAATTGATCCTCGGTCAGCTCGCACAGCGACCCCAGCATGAGCAATTCGCGTTGCTCATCGTTGTCCCCCGCCTGATGCCCCACCATGAGGTCTTCGCGCACGGTCGGGCAGCGCATGGTCAGCGCCGGGCGCACCTCGCCGTAAACGTCCAGGGGCACGCTCAGGGATACCACGGCATGACCGCCCTCGATGTTGAGCCAGGTAGGGGTAGTGTTGGTAATGGACATGCTCAGGCTCCTTAAATGGCGAGGTCAGCGCGAACGCTAGCCAGTTGGTCGACACCGTCGATAACGCGGATGCAGTTCACAGGGTCGATTTCGTAGATGACGCGGCCGCCGACTTCCAGCTTGTAGTAGCTCACCGCGATGCTGTGCTTCATTTCGGCCTTATCGCCAACCTTCCAATCCCCCGGGTCGACTTCCTTGAGCGCACCGCGCAAGGTGGCGACCACCGCCTTGGTGGCCCCTCCACGCCCTTTGAAACTGCCACGGAACACACAGTTGAAGCCGGACAGGTCAAAGTCACCGAAGTACTTGAGGGTTTCTCGGCGCATGCCGTTGGAGGTAAAGCTGGCCTCCAGCTTCTCCAGGCCCATGTCCATCTCAATCGGCGCGTCCATGCCGCCGCCGCGATATTCGTCGGTCTTCATCGTGAGCTTGGGCAAGGTCAGCGATGGCACATCGCCCTGCAGGCTGACACCGCCCACCGAGGCACTCATGTTGAACAGAACTTCTGGAATAACAGCCATTGCGCGCCTCCTTAGGCTACGTCGAGAACTTGGGTCAGGTATTCATCGGTCACCTCGATTTCAAAAATCGGGTTCTCGGCAGGCGGCACATCGGTGAAGCGGATCACCCAGATGATTTTGCCCTGGGCCAGCTGGCTGGCCGTGTTGCGCTCGGCGTCGGCGTAGACCTCGAAGTCGATCACCGCCCCGGCGGCCTTGAGGTCGCGCATGAAGGCCTGCACCGTCTCGGTCACATCCTTGACATAGCTTTTGGTGATCCCGAGGTCGACGGCCCATTTCATGCCGGCACGCACGGCCGCCATCACCATGTCCACGGTGCGCACCCGCGTGACGAATGCCCACTTGCTATCGCTCGACAGCGTGCGGTTGCCCCACAGGCGATAACCGCCGTCGCGAATGATGGTGGTGATATTGGCGTTGTTGAGCAGGTTGGCCCGGCAAGTCGGGTCGTTGTCCAGGTACTCGACCGCCCGCACGGTGCCGGTAATGTTCTTGATTTCCTTGTTGGACGGCGAAGCCCAGAAACCAATGTTCGCGTCGGTTTGCGCGAACAGACCGGCCGCCACCGGCGAGCCCGCCAGGCCCTCATCGCCGTTACTGGTAACGCTCCACTTCTTGACGCCGGGATCGACCATGTACAGCCGCTTGCTGCCAAACTCGGTGGCATAGGCAATGGCCGCCTCGTCAGTGGTACCCGGCCCGTCGATCAGGCCCAAGGCTTCCAGCTTGTCTGCCAAGGTATCCATGGCGGTGGCCACCGCCTTGGTGGCCGAGTGCTTGGGAGCCAGCAACAGCCGTGGGTGCTGGTTGAACAGGCTTTTGGCATCGAGCAAAGCCTGCAGGCCGCTGCGCTTGCCATCGGCCGCCACACCGCCGATCACCGCGCTGGTGATGCTGGCCGGTGTGCCGGCAGACGTAACACCCACGGCGATGATCACGGCCTTGGCCTGGTCGAGAATCTGCAGGCAGGCTTTGGTCAGCGGCGAGTTAGGGCCGAACGCCGCCACGGCCTCGCGGTCGCTAACGACCATCACCGGCGTATTGGGCTCAGCCAAGCCCACCCCAGGGGTGTATATGTCGACAATGCCGATCACCGACGACGAGGGCACGCTGATGGTGCGCCCACCCAAATTGACTAGCGAGGTCGTCACGCCATGAAAAAAGTTAGCCATGTATGCTCCCTATAGAAACGAAAAAACCGCCTAAGGGCGGTCGTGTTGAACAGTTTGAAATGTGTTGAGCGTTAGCCCGCTCGGAAGCCAATGGCGAACCAGTACAGCGCGAAGTCCTGTACCGAATTGGACCACTCGCCAATCATGATGTTGAAGCTTTGCCCCGATGTTTTGCCCTCCATGATCGCCGGCGTGAGGGTGGCGGCCGGCACCCCTGGGTTGCTCTTGTGGTAGATCACCGGAATGACAATGAACGGCGCAGCCGAGAAACCACCCGAGTGGAACCACACCTGGTACTCGGTGAACTGGCTGGGCAAGTCGCCCACGTTCAAGCGCCCCCACTGAGCCATAAAGCCGTTGTCGGTGTCCCAGTAGAAACCGTTCTGTGCCCCTGAGAACTGCGAGCGCACTGCCGCGTTGAGCGCGGTTCGCGCACTGTCAGGCGTGTTGCCCCCGGTACCGCCCCGGTGGATGGGCAGAATGCCGCTCACCAGTTTGCTAACGTCCATGCCCGCCAGGCTCAGGGCAATCGACAGGTTCTGCGAGCCGTCAAACACCCCCTGCCCGGTTGCGTCACCGGTGAAACTCAGCGTCCGCCCCGTCTGCAGCTTGCTCGCGCTGCCGGCATTGCCCGTGGTCGGCCGGCTCAGGGTACCGGTGGTGATCTTGGTCGCGTCCAGACTGGGGATATCAGCAGCCGTCAGCGCCGCGCCCTCCAGCACCAGGCCCTTGGCGCTGACCCGCACCTTGGAATAGGTACCGGCCTGCACACCGGTGCTGCCCAGGCTGAGGGTAATGGCCACATCCTTGGCACCGTCAAACTGAGCCTGCCCGCCCACATCACCGTCAAAGGTGAACAGGCGCGGCGTCTGCAGTTTGGTAGCGCTGCCGGCGTTGCCGGTGGTCGGCCGGCTCAGGATGCCGGTGGTGATCTTGGCCGCGTCCAGGCTGGGAATATCAGCGGCGGTCAGCTCCGCCCCCTCCAGCACCAGACCCTTGGCGCTGACCCGGACCTTGGTATGGGTACCGGCCTGCACCCCGGAATTGGCCAGGGTGACATTGATCGCCGCGTCACCGGCGCCGTTGAACTTGGCCGCACCGGTGGCATCACCCTTGAGCGAAATGGTGCGCTCGGTGGCCAGTGCGCGGGCCGTGGCGGCCTCGCCCTGACTGATAGCCTCCTGCACCACTGCCAGGGTGGCCGTTACCGTGTTGGGGTCCTGCAGAATCTGCACATTGGCGGTGCTGCTCACCTGTATCAGCAGGCGAATCACTTGAGTGCGGCCGCTGCCCTGCTCCTGCAGCGGCTTATAGGTCGCGGGGTAGCTGGCCACCGCGACCAGAACGCCGGTGTCGTCGTACAGGCCGACCTCACGCACCCACCAGCCACCGACCTCCGGCTGCAGGATGCCCTCGGCCACAATCACCGGCCTGCCGCTCTCAACTGAAAGGCGGTTGAGGTTGACCCGGAACACCTCGTGAATCAGCTTCTTCTGCAGCTTGGATGGCAGCGGCGTACTGCCGTTGCCATCCCCTACCGCCATACGGGTGATCTTGAGGGTGCTCTTGGTGGCGATGGCTTTCGCCAGCGCAGCCGCGCCCGCGTCAGTCAGCATGGCGACGTAAATCGCGTCTGTATCTGCCATTGGTTCGCTCTTGAAGTAAGGGGCCTGCCGTCGCGGCAGGCCGTGAAGCGCTAAGCGGGCACAGGCCCGCCGTAGATGTTGGCCCCGACGCCCAAGGTCCGGTACTGGATGTACAGGCCAAGCCCGCGCAGGATTTCCCCGGCCCAAAAGCCAAAGAACATGCCGTTATCGGTGCCCAGGCGCGGATCGGGGGTCCAGCTGCCGTTCATGGCATGACTAGGAATGGGCGTTACCGTGTAGTTCGCCTGCAGCTCGTCCATGCACGCCTCGATAAGCACATTAAGGTCAGCCACCTGACTGCCGGCCATCGCCGCCAGGCATGCACCGGCCAGCCACAGCCCGGTCATGTGCCCGGTAAAGTCATCCTCCACCGGCTTGGGTACGCTGTTGGTCGGGAAGTCGGTCGGCAAGATCCCCTTGGAGTCCTTGACGAACTGCACCAGCCAGCGCAGCCAGTTCTCGGCGTAGGCGACCAGCTTGGGCGGCACGGGCTTGCCCCGGTGCACCAGCTCGTACCAGGCCCTGCAGGCGCCCATCATCGCCCTGGGCTGGTAGCCGGCCCAGGCATTGCCATCGCCCCAGTGATACTGGGTCCAAGTGTCGGCCGGGCCGTAGCGGTAGTTATCCCAGCGATTCCAGATGTACGCAGCTGCGCCAGGCCCGAGGACGCCGAATTTCTGTTGGTACCACTGCTGCGAGTCGTACAGGAAATCGATCATGTTCCCCAGCTCGACGCTGTACGTCTCAGGGTCCAGGCAGAAGATCAGCGGGTACTGATAGCCGGGATAGGGCATGCCGTGCCAGGCGCCAATCTGCTCGGTGCCGTCCGAGTAGATATTGGAAAACGGAATCACCCCAGGGCTGTAGGCCAACGAGTCGTTGCGATAGCCAACCACCGTGCAATCGCCCACCAGGCCGCGAAACGCCTGCTGACCGTTGAGGGTCAGCCGGTACAGCATCGTGTAGCCGTCCACCCCGTCGTACAGGTCGGGCAGCTCGTTGATGCAGTAATACTCAAACGTCAGATTCGTGTCGGCGTCGTTGTCCAGCAGAATGTCCATTTCCGCCAGCTCGTCGTAGTTCGGCGCTGACGGGTTCGGCCGGCCGGCCGCGTTGGGCTGGTAGCCTGACAGCGTGCCGTCCTGGGGGCGGATCTGCACAGTGGAAAACGCGCCATCCGTGGCCGGCAGCATCCACCACCACCGCCAGCCGTCCTTGTCCTGAATACGGACGTTGAAATTGCCGTCCGCCCGGTAGGTAATGCTTTTGAGCGGCGCCTTTTTGCTCGGCTGCAGGTAATTGCCGATCACATACCACCCGCCATTGCCGCCGCCCGGGAAGAACGAGCGCACCACGTTGCCCGCTCGACCGGGAAAGATCACCGGCACATGCCGCTCTTGCGACGTAATGTCGGCCGAGTGCACCACCGCGCGCAGGTCCGCCATGATGAACTCGGACCCATCATCCTTGGCCACCCGGTAGAACTGCGACAGCGGGATATCGTGCTGCAGTACCTGCCAGCTTGAGGTCGATTCCGGCAGCATGTAGCAGTAACGGGTGCCGGTGTTCTCGACCTTCTCCGGGGCAATCGTGACCTCGACCTTGGCAGTCAGCGCGCCGTTTGCCTGGTCGACACCGCCGAAGCTGGTCCGCACCTTGGAATCCTTGCCGACACGGAACCACACCGATTGTTGCTCGATCGACACCTGGGCGCCCATATCGGTCTGCAGCGTGATGTAGCCCTGCGAGTCGCGGCCGTACTCCCGTTTCGCCTCGCTGGGGTAGGCGAACTCGTAGGAAATGCCGTCTGTAAACGGCGTGGCGGCCACCGTGCTCTGCCGGAAAAACCGGTCGGTCGAGTCGATCAGGGTGTACTCATGAGCCGTGAACAGGCAGGCGTCCATGGCTTTCTTGTAGCGTTCCTCGCCGGTGATACGCCACAGCAGATAACAGGCGTCCATGTACCACAGTTCGCCGTCTGCAGCGTTGCCCATCTGGTTGATGCCACCCAGCAGCGGCACATGCAACGGGCGGTTGTGCTGTACCGCATTGCGCGGGATCAGGTAGCCGCCATGCTCGACCGGTTGCCGGGTGGCGTAGTTGAACAGGTGGGTCCCGTTGAGGGTGGTGTCCTTGAGTTGCACCCGGCCGATATCGGCGCCGGTGTGCCCTTCTGACAACACCCTACCGTCGAGGGTGATTTTCTGGCCGGTGTGGGCAATGATCCAATCCACCTCATACACCGTACCGTCCTTGTCCCAGTCGGTCGAGCCGTCTTCACGCAGCGCGCGCACGCCGGCATTGATCGCCCCCCAGGCCAGCGCCCCGTCAAAGGCAAACGTAGCTTTGTCCAGGTACTCGCCCCAGTGCGGTGCGCCGTGCGGAATCGACAGGGTGCCATTGGTGAAGGCGAACGGCACGCCCTTGAAGCCGCTGTGCGTCGGCTCGACAGGGTCCACCGGCCAGTTGGCCAGCACCGGCTCCTTTGAATTGATGATCCAGTTACAGATACGCCGCTGCGGCGTGTCAGGGATCGGCTGGCCCGCATAGAAATACTGCTCGTAGGCCTCCCAGTGCCATATGGCCGCCTCCAGATAGCGCGGGTCCTGGGTCGCCAGGTAGGCATGGGCATAGCCCAGGATATGCAGCGCCTGGCCCTCGGTGGTCCCGTCGCCATTGGGCTGGTACTCCATCTGCGAATGGGCGATGAAATGCCGGTTGTTCGAGAGGACGCCCTGGTTGTTCTGCACATAGTGCTGCACCGTCGCGTCGACGGTGTCGCCGGTGTTGTTGCGAAGAAAACGGTGATGGCCCTCGATCAGGCTGACGGCATTGGCCAGCGCCGTGCGCTGGCTGACCGGCCGCCGACTGTTGAGCGGATTAAGAAACATCGAGCCACCCCCCGTCATAGAACCCGGACCAGCGCACACCATCCCACAGGAACGTCAGCAGGTCGGCCGAGCCCTTTTCAAACGACAGCACCGGCGGGCGGTTTGCCGGCCAGCGGACGTTGTTCGGGAACGTCACTCGGTTGGCTCCGGTGCCCTGCTGCAGACGCACCGAGAACGACCAGGTATAGCCCGGTGGCACTGCCGAGTTGGTGAAGGTCAGCGCGCACTGCGGCTGGTCTAGCGTCACATCGAAAAAGGACACCCCGGCGGTATAGGCCACATCCAGCGCCAAAGCGCTGCCAGCAGCTGCAATGGCCTTGCGGCGCGGCAGCAGCAGCCCGCCTGTCAGGTCGGTGATCATCTTGGCCAGTGCCAGGTAGGTAGGCGACGGCCCCGAAGCCGTCTGCACCGTGGCGTCAGCCGCGCCATGCACAATGTCATGGGCTGTCTGTGCGGCGGCTTCCATCAGGGCGATGGCGGCCGCTTGGCGGTCGGATAGTTCGCTCATGGCTTTTCCAGTAATTCAGGCATTCGGTGGTTGGCGAAGTAATGCAGGTCATTGGCCAGCATCATCAGCTCCAGGTCAGCAAAGGCCTCAGCCTGCAGATCGGCCGAAAGAATCTCGGTTTCGTCACCCGAGGACACGGCCGCGCCCATGTAGAACTGGCCGTTGGGGCTGTAGGTGATGCTTAACCCGACCAGGTGCCGGCTAACCGGCTTGGTCGACAGAATCATGCGCTCCAGCTCGGCAATCCCACGGTCACTGAGGCCGGTATTCAGCAGCGCCAGGCTCAGGCTGAAAGTGCCGGGTGGCCCCATGGGAGTCAGGTCGAACCACTCGACAATGTCGATGATGTCGGCAAACGGCGAAATGACCTGGCGCAGCGAGGCGATGGTGCCTTTGCGCTGGTGCACCTCGAACGAGTCGCGCACCGTCTGGCGTTTGATCTCCTCGGTCCATGCGGGGTCCCAGCGGTCCACGCTGCGCTCAATCGCCAGCCACGGCAGCATCTCGGCCGGGCAGGTTTCTGGCCGTTTCATCGAGCGCAGTACGTTGGCCAGGTCGGCGGGCTCCAGCCCCACCTGCGCCAGGGCATCCTCCAGTCCGGTGCGGTTGATCGGCAGCAGGCTGGTGTCACTCATCGGTACCACCCATCACAACGGTGGAGCCGATGCAGTTGGATGCCTGGTGGTCCTCGATCACATAGTCTGCAGCCGGCTTGACCAGCTCCACCCGCTGCACGCGTGACACATGCAGCGCGGCATGGATGGCCGAGCGGCGAATGTCCCGGCCCAATCGGCGCTGCGCGTTGATGTAGGTATCCAAGGAAGTCTTGGCCTGCGCCAGGGCCAGCTCGTTCTCGGCACCCGGAAACATATACAGCACCGCTTCAATCTCGTAGTTGACCAGCTCGGCCGACTTCACCAGCACCCGGTCGCCTACTGGCCGGATATTCTCAGGCGTCAGCGCCTGGGAAACCTTGTTGAGCAAGTCCTGGGTAGCCACCCCACCATTCACTCGGCTAAGGACGCTGACCAGCACGGTGGCCGGCGACGGGCTGCTGGCCTTCACATCCGCCACCCGCCCATCAGCGGATCGGGCGTGAAACTCATACGCACCGGCCGGCCCGGCCACCGCCATGCCCTCGAAGGCCAGCAGGGTGCGCTCGGCCAAAGATTCGTCGCTTTCCAGCTGCTCGGCCACCGGCGGTACCGCGCTCAGGTCCTCCGCCACGATCACCAGGCGCTTGACGTTGTAGTTGGCGGCCAGCTGATCGAGGTCGGCGCGCTGGGCGAAGGCAATGAACTGCGACTTGGCCGCATCGTTGATACGGGCGCGGGTCATCACCTTTTCATAGGCCGCACGCTCCAGCAGCTTGACCACCGGATCAGATAGCAACTCGGCGTTCCAGTTGTTGCCCATCAGGGCGCGAAAGCCCGTCAGGCCTTCCTGATAGAACGTTTCAAAGTCCAGTTCCTCGATCACCGTAGGCGCCGGCAGGCTGGCCAGGTCAATGGTGCTCATATGCTTACCTCAAGGTTCACGCTGTCCTCGTAATAGGTGCCAGTGATGCGAAAGCCGATCTGGCCACCCACCGCAGAAACCACCTGCACGCTCTGCAGGACCAGGCGCGGCTCCCAACGCTGGAGCGCCCGCGCAGCCTCGGCCTGCACCGCGCTTTTCCAGCCGGCGTTAACCGGCTGGTCGACAAACCGGCGCAGCTTGCTGCCGTACTCCGGCCGCATCAGGCGCGACCCCACCGGTGTGGTCAGAATGTCCACGATGGACTGCCGCAAGTGATCGACCCCGGACAACACGGCGCCGGTGTGGCGGTCCATTCCGATCATGGGGGGTTACTCCTGCACGCGCTGGAAATCCGGGTGCTCATCGAAGGTGGCCAGCGCCTCGTCGTCCGAGGCCGGAACCCGAACCTCGAAATTGACCACATCGAACTGGGCGCCGCTGGGGGTGAAAATGGAGCGGGAGCGGAACGCCGCGTCTCGGTACAACACTCGTTGGGGGTCGACGGCCACAGGGGCCTCCGAAGCGGCCGCAGCCGCCTTTTGGGTCGCCATGGGTTTCTCCTGGCATGAAAAAGCCCGCGCGCGGCGGGCTGGTAGTTATCAGAGCTACGGCGCATGAGCGCCCGCCTGCTGTAAATCAGTGCTTGTGGTTGGCGGTGTTGCCGGCCGTGTCGATGATTCGGGCGTCACCGTAGATATCGCCCGTGACGCGTAACGCGCCTTGAATCAGCATCGGCCCGGTGAAACGCAGCATGGGCGCCATAGCTTCAATGGCCGTCTCCGTTACGGTAACGACCGACCCGCCCACCTTGATATCCACCTGGCCGGCCGGCAGCTCAATGCTGTAGCGCTTGGCCTGCCAGTCATAGGTCAGCGAACCGCCGTCCTCGAACAACCAGCGCTGGACATGGTCGCGGTCATCCGGCGCCGGCGCAGGGCCGCTGTACAGCCCCGGCAGGAATGTACCCTGGCTTACATCACCGCTGGTACTGATCAACACCCCCTGCTCATGCATGCCAGGGGCAAGCCAATGCCGCGCACCAGGTGCAGCACCCAGGCTGTGCCAGCGCACCCAGGCGCTGGTCCACTCGCCATCGGAAACCCGGCACACCGGCGGATCGGCAGCCAGGTCGAGCGCCACGACCCTGCACTTTCGGATCATGCCGGCAATCATCCGGTCATGCTCAGCCAGCGGGTAGCTCATCCGGTATCCTCTCGATCTCGACATAACCTTCGGAAAGCGGTCTCCCACTTCCTGTAGTGCCTGTAGCGGCCGGGCCGAGCTCAGTGGGCCACGGCCACTCCTCTTCACCGAGATAGATGACCTGAGTCCATTCGACGACCCAGACCGCGAAGATATCCAGCTCGGGACGGCTCCAGTCACGCTCTGCACGGACAAACTCAGCAAACCCGATAGGGAGCCCCCACGATTGCCCGCGAAGTAGAACCGCAAGCTGCGCGGCAACGAAGGCAGCAACGCGAAGGCAGTTTTTCTCCTCTACCGGGACAATTGCACGGGCCTCAAAACGCGCCTCCACGGCGGTCTCGCCAGTCCCCGGATCCATATCCGCACGGTCGAATCCGGCCAGTTCCAGTACAACGGCTGGAGGCGGAACGATCTCAATCCCGTCAGGCATGGTACCGACGTAGGCCAGCCCTGGAATGGCGTCTTTGATATGTTGCTCGATAGCGGCATATAACTGCTCAAGGGGTATTGGATCATCATCCATTGCCTAATCTCCGTAGATACTTCAACAGCTCGAAGTTCAGCTCCTGCTCCATTACCACAAGCAACCGCTGATGCGCCTTTCTCGTCCATGACTCGAAATGCGGCCTCACCTCTTCCAGCGAGATCTTCGCCTTAGCTAATGGAAATCGGCTGCTGTTCTCACCGACCCACCCTGAACTCGCCCCGCCTCTGGCAGAGACCTCACTGGTGGGATAATCATCAGAGTTGAAGTGCTTACTGGCAGTACGGATCCAGATATCCGGCTTACTGCCATACACAGTCCGGAAAAAAGCACCCTGGTACGAACGTCCGGCTACGGAAACACCTGAGCGGGATTGTCGAGGGCGGCCTGCTCGACTGGCTTCGATGGGATTCAAACCGAACCAGAGCTTGCCTTGGCCATTGCTGGCCACAGGGAAAGCTCTCAAGCGCTGACGGACCGCCGAAACCGCAATTCGCTCTTGTTGGCTCACCGATCTGGCAATGTGCGTGCGCAACCAACGAATGGTCTTATTGATTGCCCGCCGTTCAGCCGCCTTGATCGCCTTCGGCATCAAAGCTGCGAACTTTGTGAAGTTCGAAGCCTGCTGCACGTTCGCCTGCAGTGTGATGAGACCTGAACTTGACGACTGTTTCTGGTAACTGCCTATGCTCATGCTGATTTCCTCAGCACAAGGGTTACGAGCCCGTCGCCACCAGGCTCTATTCGGGCGATGGTGAAACTCCCACCTCCGTCTTCGGGCGGAAGATCAACCACCACGAGCTGCCGCGTAACGACATCCGAGCTATCGCAAACCCGGATGACGAAATGCGGCTCACGTAGGCCGGTATTGATCTGGCCAAGCTTGGGTTGCAGCCAAGGCGCCGAAAACATACCCACCACCTCCCGCCCCTCGATCAAAGCCGTATCGCCCAACACCTCAAACACGGTGTCATCGATATCGACAATCAGATCCCGGAAGCCCATGGTCAGCGCTTCAAGCGAATAATCGCGCGAGGGCGGGTCACCAGGTGGAGCGGGTTCGACTGAGCTTCACCGGCCACCCCTTTTTTGAACTGCATCATCTCCAGTTGGCTGTAGTACGGCAGGCCTTCGGTATTGACCGTGTCCATATAGTCAGCTGGAGCGAAGCGCGTGATGCACAGCCCGGGCACGCCTTCCGGTACCAGACGCGCTTCGTCGTCAGGTACGAAAGCGATACCCGCTACCTTGCCACGGTAACGTTCCCAAGTGATCCCACCGAACTCGAACGATTCGCGGCCATCGGCACGGAGCGCAGCAGCGTACTGAGTACCCTCGTAGGTTTTCTTCACGCTCTGGTGCGCGATAAGCGCTCGCCAGAAGTTTTTGCCGCAGAACGCACGAGCACCGTTGCTGGTAGTGGCTCCAAGTGCTTCCTCTTGGGCATCCAGTGCGTCCACGCACTTCACGCGTACATCGGTGCCTGCGCTTGCCAGTTCCATCTCAATCTCGATTGGATCAAGCCCAAAGCGATCATAGATATCGAGCAGCACCGTACGCCCATCGGCATCCATCACGTAACCGTTCAGGGCGCCCATGCGATGAAACTCATGGGTTGCATCCAACTGGCGACGGGCCTTAGCCAGACGCTTGTTTACGACATCCTGAACCGCCTGCAGCTCGGTCTGTTGCCCGAAGGCACGAATACCCTGGATCTCATCTGCCTTGATGGCGAAACGTTCGGGGAGGTGCACGGTGTTGAATGGAAGCAAGATCCGCTTACTGCCATTGACCACCAAGCCCGAAGTACCACGCTCACCCGCCGGCACAAGGGCCAGGGTCTCGCCGTCCTTTTCGACCTGGACGGTCAGAGTGGTAACGCCCTCCTCCTCGAATAACCCCAGCTCGGCCAGACGGCCTGGCACAAAGGGTTGTTCGTTGATCGCAGCGGTAAGCGCAGGGACACTGAACGCGTCGTCTTCAAAAATCTCGATAGCAGCCATGAAGGCCCTCCAGAAATACAAAGCCCCGCACTGGGCGGGGCTGGAACAAAGTAGATTCGCTATCAGCGAACGATGATGAACTGGGCCGCCAGGGCCTTCTCGCCGTCAGAATCGAGGCCACTCAGCAGCGCCTCGCTCACTTCAGCCAGGCGGACGACAGCACGCCCCCGGCGCACCACATCGGAGGACGCAACCGAGGCAAACAGGATGCACTTGGCCGTCTCGCTGCCGTCCTCGGCTTCGGGGCTGTACGGGGCAAACTGCCCGCTGGCCGTGAGCTGGCCGAGCACCTGGCCGGCCACCAGGGCCTCGCCGGGGGCCAGCTCGATCACTTCGCGGGAGATCTTGCCGGCGCCCTCGGACAGGAGGAATTCGCCGGCATGTACCGGCTCTACGTAGGTTTTGCTCATGTTCAGGCTCCTTGGCCGGGACGGGGTTGTGTGGCCTGCCGACGGGCAGCCCAGATGCTGCTGGGGTTGGGTGCTTTCGCCTGGACCTTCTCCGGTAGGTCATCTGCTGGAGGCAGGCTGTTGTCGATCTCGAAGCCCTTGCCGCTGCCGACCAGCTTGTCGAACAGACGCGCCCGTACTGCGGTCGCGTCCAAGCCGGCCTGGACATACTCACCGGTCATCTCGGGTAAACGTGCTGCGACACAAAGATCCCGCACGGCCTTGGCGCGGGTAAGGGCCGCCTGCACAGTGGCTTCGTCCGCGAGCTTGGTCGAGGCGATCAGCGGCTCGACCAGGTTGCTGATACCAGCCTTGGCACAGGCCTGGGTGATCATCAAGGCTAAGGCTGTCGAATCACTGGCTGCCGGCTGCGGTGCATCTGGCTCGTTTTCGGGCTCATTTACAACGGGCTCGGTCGGCTCATCCTTGCTTGCTTTGAGCTGATCCAGCAGCGCCTGCGGGGTGTTCCGGTAGCGTGCCATGGCAGCGCCCTGCCCAAGGCAAGCCTGTACCTTGACACCATCGCCGACTTCATCGGCCAGCCCCAGCGCCAGGGCCTCCGAGGCCGTGAGCCAGGTTTCTGCATTGACCAAACGCCGCAGCTCATCCTCATCAATGTCCGGCGCCTTGGCCTTGTAGGCTGCGATGATCACCTCGAATGCCTGGTCGAGCACATCAGCCACCCGCCGCAGCTCGTCCGCATCACCACCAGCCCAGGTATAAGGGTTATGGATCATCAGCATGGCATTCGATGCCATGACCACGCGGTGAGCACCGCAAACCGCCACGCTGCCTGCACTGGCGGCCAAAGCATCGACCCGGCCCGTACAACGCTCACCCAAACGGCTCAGCGCGTTATGAATAGCGAGCCCCTCAAACAAGTCGCCGCCATTGGTGTTGAAGGCCACAACAACCGGTGACACACCGTCGTCCACTGCCTTGAGATCTTGGATGAACTGGTTAGCAGTGATGCCCCAGCCGCCAATCTCGCCGTAGACATAGACCTCGATCACCTTCGAGTCGGCATCACCTTCCTCCGCTGCAGCAGTGATCGAATACCAATGCCCATCCTCGACTTGCGGGAGGGCCTTTGCCTTGTTGAGGATGCGGAACGGCATCAACGGTTTCATGTTTTCCCCTTCTCGTCGGAGTCATCAGACTCGTCATCAATCGCCGACAAGCCGTTGTATTTGAGGCCCAGGGCATGCGCCCGGGCGATGTCAGTGGCGTTCTCTTCATCCACGATCTCTGCATCGGTACCTGAGCGAAGGCACATCTCGCTGCGAGAGGTAAAGCCCGCCGCGACCTCGAGCATGCGCGCCTGTACGTCCTGCACTGGCTGGATGTACGCCCACCCCTGTGGTACCCACCGCGTACGCTGATACGTGCGACGGTTCAGGGTGTAGTCCACCAGGTCGAGCGCCCCGGCCAGCACCGCCATGTCCATCCAGGCGGCCCGCACCGGGCGACACAGCTGGTGGACATAAACCGAGAACTGCAGCTGCTCCAGGCGGCGGCGAAACTCGTTCAGCACCACCCGGATGACACGATCGTTAACCCCGCGCATGTCGCCGGTCATCAACTCGTAGGGCAGACCCGCACCAGCGGCAGCGGCCATCAGCTGCTGCCGCATGAAGTCGGGGTAGTTGTTGCCGCCGTCAGGAGGGTCAGAGAACTCGACCTGCTCGCCTGGCCCCAGCTCCTGCATCGTGCCGGGTTCCAGGGCTACCATGGGGGTGAAGGCATCGCGGTCGTGAACAACTGGCGCACCAGTGAGCATGTCCATTGGTGGACCACTCAGCCCCTCGGGCGCCGGCTTGCGAACGAAGCCGGCGAACAGGTTGGCCACTTCCTGCCGGAAGAGCACCGCATCGTCGTAGTTGTCCAGGCTGCGCAGGCGTTTCAAGATCGGCGCCAACCTGGGTACTCCACGCAACTGGCCGGGCTCCAGGGGCTCGAAGATGTGCAGCATCTGATCGGCCGGCACCCGTACAAGCGGGTTGTAACCGACGTTGAGCGATGCCTTGTCGCTGGGATGGTTGCGGTAGCACCAATAGGCGACCCTGCGGCCAATGCCATTAAACTCGATACCGGCCCGGATGGTGTTGCCGAAGCGTGTCACTTCGAACTTGTCGTGCGGCACGAATTCCGGCGCGAGGCACTGCACCTGCAGCGGCACCGCCAGGCCATCCTCCAACCGGCGTGGCCGCAAACGCACGAAACATTCACCAGACTGCTCAACCGTGCGAGCCACCAAGGCCTGCTGGCCATAGAAGTCGGTGCGTTCGTCGGCATCCGACTCGTCCACCCAGTCCTCCCACAGTTCCTGCATGGCCTTGCGTAGGGCCTTGTCCAGCAACCTTGGCTGCGGCGTGATGCCGGTGCCGATCAAGTTGCTGACCCGTTTATCAATGACGTTTGCCGCGTACGGATCGTTGCGGACTGCAGCCCGTGAACGTGACCGCAGATTGCGAAGGGCCGGCATGATCAGGCTGTTGGGGCCAGTATCTGGCGCATCCCAGCCAGATGAACGCCGCCCCTCGGCGGCACCTTCATAGCTGGCCTTGATCCGCTCAGGCACCAGAAGCCCCGAGCGCGTGGAAATGTAGCGGCCGCTCACAGGCCCTTACCTCCATGGTGAAGGCGAACTATGCGGGAGCGCGGGCCGGCCGACTGCGCCAGCTCAGTCCGGATCAGATCGCGAGCCTTGATCAGCTCGTCTACCGTCCGATATTCGACGGTGCGGTCGCTGTAGCGAACAACCCGTTCGCCACGCGCAATCGCACGCTCGACAGCCGCGAGGTGTGCCTGGGTGTATGCCATGTCAGCGTCTCTTCAGATAGCCGCTACTTGAGCTGCGGCGTTGCATTGGTTGAGGTGCCGGGCGAGGCGGCGGTGGAGTTGCCCGTGGGGCAGGCCGAGCTGGGGGCGGTGGCGCAGATACTGGCTCTTCGTCGGGGTCATCATCCTCATCGCGTCCGTGCTCGATGACGGGTTGCTTCGCAGGTGATGGATCATCAAAGAGACTGGCCTGGGCCATCGCCTGGCGCAGCTTGTCCCAGTCCTGTTCGCCGTAGCGATGCAGGCCGAGGTAATACGCCATGGCCAGGTTGTACACCTGAAGGTCCAGCGCCTCGTTGCGGTCGGCCTTGCCCTTGACCCACTCGATCCGCTTGTAGCCCTTCACATAGCGGGCGATCTTGCGTTCTGCCACGCACTGCTGGAAGAACTCGTCGGGAAGGTCCTTGGCGAAGTGCACCGCGCCCGGTCCCGACTCAAATCCGTAGCGGTTGTAGATCCAGTCCTTGGCGGTGTCGGTACCGATCATCCACAGCTCGGCACCGTTACGTTCGGTCTGGCCCTTCCAGGTGACATCCACCAGAGAGGGCCGTTGGGCGATTACTGGCTTGCCCGGCTTGCTCGCCCCCTTCAGAGCAAAGACGTTACGCCAACGGCGCACGCGGCAGAACTGATAGACCTCATGGGTGTGATGACCACCGGAGTCGATGCCTGTGGCCAAGATACCCAAGGCAACACCGCAAGGATGGCGGTATCGGGCCTTCAGCAGTCCATCAAGCAGATCCCATGTCCGTTGGTCTGCTGGGTCCCCAGGGATCACCTGGAAGTCAACAACCCAGCGCTCCATGCCGACGCCCCAGCCGATCACCATCACCTCCAAGCGATTGGCCTGGACGTCGACAGAGCAGGTCAACACCAGGACGCCAACGGTGAGGGTGCCGAGAACATAGTTTTCTTGCAGAGCTCGCGCCTGCAGAACCTCGGCCTTGGTCTGCTCTACTGCGCTGTCCCATACCTTCGCCAACCGGGTGTTGTAAAACACCTGCATGGGCTCAAGGTCGCCACGATCCTGAGCGCGCTTGGCCTTCTCGTATTGCTTGGCCAGATCAGCCCATGATGTCCAACCAAGCGGGGCATACAGAGCGTTGAGGTGGAAACCAACCGTCTCCCCATCGCCCTGGGCGTGCGAGCGCCATTCCCCTTTGGTGAGCATCTCACCCTTGTGATGCTCCTCGATCAGCACATCGCAATCGGGTGAAGAGCACTTGTAATGGACTGTCTGGAAGTCAGCGGAGTACAGCAAACTCTCCCACTCCAGCACCTGCATATGACCGCAGGTTGGACATGGCACGTAGTAGTGCCGCTGGTCGCTGGCCTCAAACAGATCAGCGATGCGTGAGGCCCCCTTGATGGTCGGCGAGCTGGAGAAGTAAAACTTCGCGTTGCGCCCAAAGGTACTGCCTCGTGTCTCCGCCAGCTCGATGGGGTCACCCTCTTCATCGACATCCACGTCCCAGCGGTCAATCTCGTCGCCGTAGATGTATTTCGCTGCGAGCTCGGCCAGGTTGGAGGCCGAGCCGGCTGTGGTCGCGTAAAGCGTGCCGCCCTCGAACTCCTTGGTATCCATGGTGTTGCGTGCATCCCGTGATCGGGAAGCAGCCACGCGTGCTCTCAGCTCGGGGGTCGCGGCGATGGTCTTACCGATCCTCGCTGAAACCCGCTTGGCCAAGGCCAGGCTCGGCAGCAAGGTCAGGATGTTGGACGGCGACATGTGGATCAGCGCGCCTATCCAGTTTAGGGCGATCTGCGTTTTCATGAGCTGCGAGGCGACCATGGTGATGACGCGCTTGCAGGGGTGCGCTGGTGAGAGGCAGCGCATGGGTTCACGGGCATACGGCGTCCGCGCCGTGCGGTATTTGCCGGGCTCGGCTGCACCGGTATCACGCGGAATCCGCATGTACTCGTCAGCCCATTCGTCCACCCACAATTCAGGGTCGGGCTGAAGCCCCCGGCCATACGCTTCGCGGTACACCTTTGCACCGTCCGCGTATCCGGTGGGCATAGGCTTAGCTCTGTGTCATGGCTTGTTTGAGATCGGCGCTGCTCATCTTCGCCGCGTCGTCGAAGACCTGGCGAAACGCACCCGCGAGGTGTTTTTCGATTTCCCAAGAATCGCTCATGCCCGTCAGCTCGGCTGCGAGCTGTGGAGCAAGACCGAACACCAGGTCCCGAAGCGTACGGCCAGCAGCGAAGGCGGCATCCTCCAC